AGATTATAAGAGAAGTAAATATCGGGATGGAGAATAAGGACAAGTTAGATTCCAAGGGCTTTGTAAATAAGGTTCCAAGGAAAGGTCTCGTAAGCGAGATTAGAAAGGTTATAGAAGAAAATGTTTAACAGCGAGATAAAGAAGAGGTATATACAATATAAAGAAAGCACGACAAAGGTAAACCCATACCTTTTTGACAACTTATTTAGAACGACTGAGCCGTTTGAGGTTCAGTACGATAAAGACGTATCCAATTTTACAATCGAAGAGATAGAAGATATGCTTAAGGTATTGAACTTCTACTCGATCAATTCGCTTGATGTTTTCAAGTCAAATCTGGCCATATATACGGATTGGTGTGTCAATGAGTATCTGGTCAATGACAATCAAAACCATTATAGGGAAATCACATATGCGGATTTACCTAGGTTTTATAATTCAAATGTAGCAAGAAAGAAGGTGGTCACACGTGAACAGGTTTTAGATTGTTGCAGACAGGTGCCAAATGCCATGGACGCCTTTATTATTTTGGGGTTCTTTGAAGGTATAGGCGGACATGATCATTGTGATTTCTTTAATCTTACGGGGCGTGACATCAATCTGGATGACAAAACTATTAATCTTGCGAATCGTGGAAGACTCCATGTTTCATTGGAGTTATGCTCATTTGGCATAATGGCTGCAGAGGCAAATGAATATTACGCCATGGGAGAAGACGCGACACGTACATTTAAGTTGGAAGACTCAGATAAAATTATTAAAGACTTCCCGAATGTAAAGCCTGTGGTTGATGAGTTCAGGCTTGGCAGAAGGATATATCAGAAATTAAAACGCGCCCTGCAATATGTAGATTTAGAATATATGACGGCGAAGGATCTGCAAAATTCCGGCATGATCGAAATGATCATTAAGAGAAGCAAAGAACTGGGGGTGACAACAGACGAGTACCTTAAAAACGCAAAGCTAAAAGAAGAGGTTGCAATCCAGTATGGAGTAACAACATCGAGTTTAAGAACGCGCTTGATGAAAACGTTAATTGACCAGGAGGAGTGAAGACTCCTCCAAAAATCGAACATGTGTTTGCTTTTTGGAAGGGTATATGCTATACTCTTTACAGAAATGTTAATGACGGGTCGCTATTAAAGGAGTTGTTATGCAAAACATTATTTCAAAACTGACTGAATATGAAGGGAAGATTATTATCATCGGAATTAATGCCGGATCATATCAGGCCGCATTTGAATCCAGGGTTCGTGTCGAGATAGACGGCGATGATATGATTATCGGAGATGACGATGATCACTGTGTCAGAATTAAAAATTACAAAACATGGGGAGTTATAGATGACGAAAGCGACATGACATTATATAACCCAGATAACCACGATGAGATAATTCTGTGTGTATCTTAATTGCACAGAAAAGAAATACTTGACAAAATTATAATGCAGAAGTAATATATTTGAGTAGGAAGCGATATCTTATAAGACAACATAAGGAGAAAGGTAAATGAATGTTTTTAATGAAGATCGAAAACCGGTAATGGATTTCGACAAAATCAGGAACGGGACAGTTTTTACATGTGACAAGATTGCGTACATTAAGGGAAGCGACTCATACGCCACAAACCTCAAAACCGGGCGCGTGCTACAACCAAAGAAGGAGGGCGGCGTGGACTGGACACAGTGTACTGTATACAATAAGGCGTCGCTGAGATTGTTCTGAGTGATACTCAAATGCCACAAATGCTCGGAGACATTTGAGTATACAGAATCCGATATATGGATTGACAGAAACGGATTTGATTACGACACCGAGCTGACAAAATGTAAAAACTGCAACTGTATTAATATAGTGAAGTATATTGAATATAGTAATCCCAAGCGAGATGCATGGTATTACCAGTATTAAAAGGAGGAAAGAATGGCACAATTCCAAGTGAGAAAAGCAACAAGGGGAAATATCCATCCGAAGATCGCACTGATGGCTCCATCGGGTGGAGGAAAAACATTTTCTGCATTAAGATTGGCAACAGGAATGATTGATGAAATGGGCGGCGGCAAGAAAATTCTCTTAGCCAACACTGAGGCATCAAGAGGTTCGTATTATGCCAATGATTTTGATTATGACATTGTGGACATTGATGCGCCCCATGAACCAGAGAAGTATGTGGATCTTATTAATTTTGCAGTGGAAAGCGGATATGGAGTTTTGATCATCGATTCGACTTCTCATGAGTGGGAGGGAAAAGGCGGATGTCTAGAACTGCAACAGAAAGCAGGCGGTACATATCAGGCATGGGCTAAGATCACACCCCGTCATCAGCGTTTCATTAATGCAATAGCTGACAGCCCAATCGCGATTATCGCAACAATGCGCGGCAAAGATCAGTACGAAATGACAAAGGACGAACGTGGAAAGGCAACCGTACAGAAACTTGGCGTTGGTGCTAAACAGCGAGAGGGTTTTGAATACGAATTCACATGTACATTCCTGCTTGACCAGAAGACAAATTGTGCTGAGGTTACAAAGGACAATACGCACCTTTTTGAACACGAAGGCCCGAAGCTTCTTACCGAAGCAGATGGAAAAAACATTATGAAGTGGGCAAACAGCGGCAGTGGATATACGCCGTATGACAGAAACGCAAACGAGACAAAGGAAGAAACCATAGATCAGATCAAGGCTATGATTGTAGAAAAATGTAAGGCTCTTGGCGGTACCAAAAACGAAGAGTTAATGAAGACGATTGAGAGCATCGTAGGATCTAAAAACCCGAACGCCGTTAAAGATATTGATACGGCAAAAGAGTTACTTGCAAAACTTGATAATATTAAAGGAGTATAAGATATGAATTGCGTTGTACTTATGGGAAGATTGACCAGAGACCCCGATGTAAGAGAAACGGCCAATACAAAGATTGCCAGATATTCTCTCGCAGTAGACCGCCGCTTTAAACGCGAAGGTGATGAGCAGACCGCTGATTTTATTAGCTGCGTTGCTTTTGGAAGGAGCGCGGAGTTTGCAGAAAAGTACTTTAAGAAGGGAATTAAGATTGCTGTAGCCGGAAGAATTCAGACAGGATCTTACACGAAGCAGGACGGCACTAAGGTTTATACAACTGACGTAATTGTTGAGAGCCAGGAATTCGCAGAAAGCAAAAAGGCTTCGGAAACTTCCAGCACTGATCAGGCACCTTCAAGCGATGACTTTATGAATATCCCAGATCAGGTTGACGAAGAGCTGCCGTTCTTATAATAGTTATGAAATGCCGATACAATCACTGTAGACACGCGTCTACAGAAGTGGATAAGGACGAGGCAGTCAAGGTTGGTAATAAATATTATCACCCTGACTGCTTCAGGGAAAAGGAACTGCTGAACAAGATTGTTGAAACATACATGCAGTATGTTGATCCAAATCCTGTGATGGTTCAGCTTAGAAATATCATTAATAAGATTGTCTTCGGTGATGGTGTAGAACCGGAATTTATTATTTTTGCCATACAGAAATCAAAAATAAAGCATCCGCCTGGGCTTTATTACATAGTCAAAGATGAATCTTTGATTAAGGAGTGGAATGCCATGAAAGCAAAGAAAGAAATGAGCAATATGGCGTTTGTAGCAAGCGCGAATTACGAAGAAGATAAATCGTTTCATTATGTTCCGGTAAAAAACAAAGGATTTTCGAGAATCCTTGGCTAAAGAGGTCTTATATTCGGTTCAGGCGGAATCCACGTGGATAGCAACTGCAATTTACAATCCTGCATTTCTCCGCGTGGAAAATAATATGAGGCCTACATTTATGTTTAAAAAGGAAAACCAGTGTCTTGTCTGGGCGTTACAGACACTGGTGGTAGAACGTGGTGTAGAAACGATTGATGCGCTAAATCTTGAGATGATCCTCAGTAGTAATAAAAAAGTTGCTACGATCATGCAGGAGAATGGGCTTGGGGATCTTCAGGAATATGTAAATCTGGCCAAGTATACCGTAAGAGAAACGTATGAGGAGTTCAAACTTGTTGAGGACGAGATTATTACTTATGCGTTTAGAAGAGAACTTAGAACCTTTTCAGAAAGACTGTTCAGGGAATGTGAAAACTTAAATACATCGCTTTCTCAGCTAAGTGACTATTGCAATAACGGCATCCAGGGAGTAGTTGACAAGTATGTATTCGGTGCGGACTCATGTGAAATTGGTCAGGAGATAGATGAAGCATGGGATGCAATTTGCAGTAAGCGAAGTGATAGCGGTTACGGGATACCGTTCTTTCTGCCGAGAATGAATGAGTTTGTATCTTTGGTTGGCGGAGAACTAACGATACTGCTTGGTGCTACCGGTAAAGGTAAATCCTCATTTTTTATGGTCCAGGCACTGTATGCAGCGTTACGCCTGAAGGTTCCAACGCTTATCATAGACTCCGAGTTGACAACAGAAATCTGGCTCTCCCGTGCACTTGCAAGTATAAGCGGAGTGTCTGTGTGGAAAGTAAAAACCGGAAAGATGTCAGACGAAGAGTTTAAAGCCGTTGAGAAAGCCAGGGAGACTCTGAAGAAGTCAAGAATAGTCCATTATTTCCAGCCGCAGTTTGACAAGTTAAAAACAGAGCAACTATGCAGAAAATGGGTTAATAATGGATACGGACTTATTATATATGACTATATTAAGCCAACCGCTCCGAGATATGGCGGCGCAGAGATCTCGCAGTCTCTTGGCTTGGAGACTGATTTTCTGAAGGGAATTGCCGGAAGATTAAAAGTCCCCATCCTTTGCGGACTTCAGCAGAATAAGCAGACGGGAGAGGCTGCGGATTCACAAAAACCGGAAAGATACTGCGACACAATGATTTATTGGGAAGAAAAAACTCCTGAGAGAATTATTGAGGATGGAAAAGAATCCGGTAATTACATGATCCGCATTGGCAAAAACAGAAATGGTGCAAGCACCACGGATGAAACATATATAGATGTTATCTTTGAACAGAATTTAATGCGTATCAGTCCTGGTAAAATGCATCAACGGCAAGAGGAGACTCCATTTAGCTGACAAGGAGTCGGCATGAAACATGAATACGATTGGGATAAGATAAACGAAATAGCCAATAACAATGTTGACATCCTGAGCGTTGTTGAAACATATCAGGATCCGGTCAAAACGAGTGGGTCGGAAGTGGCATTTCATTGTTGCAATAACAGGGATTCCGATCCATCTCTTTTTGTAAATACAAATCAAAACTTCTTTAAGTGCTTTAGTTGCGGCAACGGTGGAAATGCACTGACATATCTGATCAAGGAACAAAAACTTCCGTATAAGAACGCAGTTGAAACTATTTGCCAGTTTGCAGGGATAGATAAACTTACACCAACAGCAACGCCTGACGGCGTTAAATTCTTTAGGCAAATGAAATTGCGTACATGTACGGATCGATACCATAATCCAGAAAGGGTATATATGGATCATTCCGAATACCTGAGATATGCCAAGGAGTGCCCAGAGGAGTGGGTTGAAGAAGGCATTGACCCTGAGGTAATGGATTTGTTTGACGTTAGAATAGATAGAAAGTCAAACAGGATCGTTTATCCGGTGTATGACGCAGATGGGAATTTTATCACAGCAAAAGGAAGGACCAGATATCAGAATTACAAAGTGCTTGGTATTGCGAAATATATTAACTATACCAAGATTGGTACGATAGATTTTTTCGCGGGGATGGAGATTACAAAGCCTTATATCCTACAAAGCAAACGAATCATATTGACAGAGGGAATCAAATCTGTTTATAAGCTGTTTGGATGGGGGTATAGAAATTGCGCGGCTGCAGAAACATCGTCACTTAACGAATACCAAATCAGATTGCTTATATCAATGAAGCTTGAAGAAGTAGTTATTGCATTTGATGCAGATAAGAACATAGGCCATATGGATGAGTCGGTTAATATGCTGAAACGATTTACACGTGTAACAGTTGTTAAAAATAGAAATAATTTACTTGGTGAAAAAGACGCTCCGGTTGATAAAGGAAGAGATGTTTTTGAGATGTTGTTAGGAGAACGTGTTTTGTTATGAAACGAAATATTATGAAGCTTTTAATTGTAATATTGCTAATGTCGCTTGCATTTACTGCTTTTGGTGACCCATATGTTGCCGTTCCCGGATTCTCCGAGATGCATGTAGAAAGCGGACAGAAAGAGCGGTCAATCAACATAAAGAATCCATCAACCAATGAATTATCGTTTTCAGTCAGCATGTGCTTGCCAAATGGAGACGAGATATTCAGCGTTCCGGCAATTGCTCCTGGAGACGAGGTGTCGAAAGTTGAACTAAAGAATCTGCCGCCAGAAGGCGTGTATGAGAACTGCATTATTAATGTCCAATGTTACAAAGGAAAGACGAGGGTTAACAGTATTAATTTTGCTATTGATCTGTATGTAGGAGGATTAGTATGACATACCATGAAGCAGCACTGATCTTGGAGGCAATCGTAGACGAAACCCACGCCCTGACCACGCAGGCCTGCGAGGCTCTGATGATGGGCATGGACGCCTTAGAAGAGAAAGCGAGGATGGCTGATGATGGGAAATAAGAAGACGCCGACAGTTGGTTACTGGCACGAGGCGGCACAGCACGTTGACTCAGTCGGTCAGGTATACAAGGAGTATAAATGCTCCGAGTGCGGCTTTGTAACGATCTTGCAAGGCCGCAAGACCTGCCCAGCATGTCTGGCAGAAATGGCAGGTGTGAGATGATTATACAAGAATTAGACAACAGCCGCTGGAGGCGCGTCAAAGGCGTGGTAACTCCAGGCGGCGATCCATATTATGAATGCCCCTACTGTGGATGGGGTCGGTGCTATGGAGTCGAGCATCCAAAAGATATGCCGGACGTGTGTCCCAACTGCGGCAAGATCATGCTTGGTCGGTATGACTATCTCAGACACAGGATTACGAAGATTGCCGACAACATTCTGGCAGTGGATGGCGCATATCCGACATGGGATTATGGTAGTCTGTCGACGCTGATCGACAACGTGGAAAAGGAGTACGAGGATGACAAAAGATCTTAGCAAGATAATCAAAATCTGTAAGCAGTATGAAGACATCTGTCACGACGCACCTTGGAGTTATTCGTCATCGCCGAGATCTATGATCGAGTACTGCGAGAAATTGCAGTGCCTTGGATGGGAATTTGGTGAGGATGTAAAATTCCGAGATTTTTACATCAGAAAGACAACTTACCTTACCAACTCAGAAACACATTACAAGTTTGATGATAGCCAGTACTACATCATCTGGGATAACGGCAATGTTGGACGATTACAGTTTACATCGCAATGTTATTGGTATGATGTCGAGCAGGAGTGGCGTGAGTTCTGGTGGAAGTTACTGTCTTATGAGCCGCTTGATTATGATCCACATAACTGCCGCATGATTTTTGACATCGAACATGGCAAGAAACTGATCGAGGATTATCCCCAGATCTGCAAGGAGACTTGTGAGAAAATGAATGCCAAGATCGCGAAAGTTAAACTCGCGAAAGCAAAAGAAGAGTACGAAAAACTCTTGAAGGAGGTCGGTGATGAAGGATCCGATTGAGCGTCAGGAAGCAATACGCCTGATCACAAGCTACGATGGAGTTGTGGACAAGAGCGTTGCCAAGAGGTTGCTGATGCAGATGAAGCCTGCCGAGCCAAAACGTCCGAAGGGCGAATGGTTATACGCAGAACACAACATAGCTATGTGCGATGGCTACATGTGCGACCAATGTGGATTCTTTGTGCCGTGGGATTATAAGCATAAGTTTATTGATTTTATTAAAGATTATCATTGATGTCCTTCCTGCGGTGCAGATATGAGACCAACGAGAGGTGAACAGGATGAGACGAGCAATATATGAAGATGATGTTATTAAACTGCTTGATAAAGGGTGGAAGACAGGCATATATCCAGTTGCTTCAAACATTCATGCCTTGCCGCCTGCACAGCCTGAACAGAAGTGGACTCCGTGCAGTGACCCATCAGATTTGCCGAAAGATGATAGGCTTTGGATCACTCGTGAGATATACGGAGCCAGGATAGTATACGATGTGGTGTGGGACATGACCGAATGGTCAGATGACGTATCAGGCGTTGTGGCTTATATGCCTTACTGGGAGCCAGAACCATATGTAGAAGGGTGGAAAGAATGACAAGGGAAGAAGCCATTAGCATGATTAAAGATGATATACGTCTACATCACAAGTATCTGTCGGGGGAATATCGCAAAGCATTGAGAGTGGCAATATCAGCACTGGAACAGCCAGAAATCATACACTGTGAAGAGTGTATGTGGTGGAATCGAGGTAATTGTTATTCCGAAGATGTTTATGTGGAGTCTCTTGAATATATGGACGGGGACTTGCGAACCGAACCGGATCATTTTTGCGGATATGCGAAAAGGCGAGAAGAATGAGTAGAGTATTGTTGCTACTAATTGACGATGCTGTAACAGTCGCAAAACGGCTTGTTAGAGATGGCATGGACGTTGATGAGATAATCTATCAAGAGATGGAGCAGAAATGTTGGATACCGCCCAAAACAGATAAAGCAGCAGAGCGTTTGAATGATTTGATTTTTGACATCAATCCTGCAGAGATATGTAGGCAGATCGAATCGGACAATCTAAAAAACTGGTGCAGGAGCATTCAGACTGAAATGAGGATGGCAATGGTGCAGTTACCATGTTATGTAGAAGGTCGGGAAAAATGAGCCGTAAAGAAGTGATAAAACTTTTAAAGCTGATAAGGTCAACAGTTTACTTAGGGAACCGCAAATTCCTTGATGCTCTTGAATTTGCAATAAACTATTTGAATCAGCCCATAACACCTCAATGGATTCCATGCAGCGAGAGGTTGCCAGAACATTCATATGGAATGAATTTTTTGGTCACGGTTAAATTTGATGATGACTATAAAAAAGTCATGATTTGCGAATGGAGTTCTTTTCATAAAAGCGAGGATGTTTTTAAAGCTCCAAAAAAGTTAAATATTAACGGATTCACATATTGGGTGTATCAGCCGGTACCAATGGATAGAGTCATCGCATGGATGCCGCTACCAGAATCATACACAGAAAGGCGGGAAGAATGACCAAAGAAGAGGCAAAAGATTTTTTATTCGACATGTTCAATTTGATCGGAACAACTGCAATGGAACATTGGACGGAAAAAGATGCGGAGAAGATGCGACAGGCCGCGCTGACTTTAGAGAACGAATCCGCACAGCCGGGTATAAAAGAAATGGCGGTAGACATAGGCTATCTCAGAGACTGGTATCAGAGTAGTGTTTTAGGTGATGAGTGGCCAGATAGATACATTGAAGAGGTTTATCATGATTTTTATTTAATACCAAAACAGGAAGAGAAAGGCGGGAAGAATGACTAAAGGCGAGATGTTGAGAGAAAGGTCTGCGGGACCTGGAAGAAGAAAGAAAATAAAGCCTACACAGCCAGAAATCATCACTTGCACCGAATGTAAATATTACGATACAGACACAGAGCAATGCAATAATGATAAGGGATTACGATTTATTGATTTTGGAAATCCAGAGCGCATGTGGTGCTCGTGGGCAGAAAGGCTGGAAGAATGATAGTTCTTGATATTGATAATCCTCAGAATACATTTGATTGTCCATTCTTAGAAGAAGATAGTAACAGTGAGTTATACTGCTATTTTGACCCACGTGCCGATGCAAGATGTGTCGGATTGTATAACAAGGGATGTCATATTATAAGACTTAAATTAGAAAAGGCAGGAAAAATGACTGATACAGAACTTAAAAGACAAGAGGCGATATGCGAGGTTGCCGGGGTTAATAATATTGGCGAGTTATCGGATGGATTTCATACATTCGACAGCCTGTATGAGCAGAGGATGATTCTGTTTGCGGCTCTGGTAAAAGCATATAAGGATAAGGCATGGAAGTCATACAGGCATGAGGACGGAGAGTACTGCTTTGGCGGCGGTTGGTTTATTGTAGGCATCGACACGCCAGAGGGCAGCTACACATACCACTACGAGGATAAGTATTGGGATATGTTTGACTGCGCCGACCTTCCAAGAGCAAAACACTGGGACGGGCACACAGAGGCTGATGCCGAGACAAGACTGATGTCATTAGAGCCAGAGAATGACTGGGTTCCGGTTACAAAGAAAGCGCATCCAGACCTGCCTATCAGAGTACAGGTGCAGATGGATAACGGATGGATCATTACAGCGTATTATCAGGATGGTGAATGGCTGTCAGTCCCAGATTTTGGTGAACCAATACAAGACAAGTGGATTGAGGCGTGGCGCGAATTGCCAGAGCCATATACAGAGAGGAGAGAACAATGACCAACGAGAAAGCCATTAAGATATTATCCTCATATAAAAATTCATACTTTGGTGATGCCCTTCATGGCGGTGTGATTTCGGTATCTGAAATAATTGAGTTGCTATCCGCACAATCAGAAAATGACTGGATTCCGGTTACAAAGAAAGCGCATCCTGATAAAGAGGGAGAGTATTTGGTCACGGATGATGCGGGTGGAATTGTAGAATCGACTTGGGATGAATTTATCTTCTGCGATGATGGCACGCCATCATGGATGTACTCACAAAATGTCACTGCATGGAAACCATTCCCAGAGCCATATACAGAAAGGCGGGAAAAATGAGTAGACTGAATTATAAAGATGGACTAAGTTTTGATATCTATATCATGGATTTGTGCGAAATACAAAAGCCAAAGACATGCAAAGACCTTGAAGAGTTATCCGGAGACTTACATGAAAGAATAGAATGTGCAATACAAGACTATATTGACGATGATGAAACACTGAATATCGAGGATTATGATCCGAGTTACTAGATGTAACTAAACGATGATGTTAAAGGGGAAAAGATGAGGGTTCAATTTTATCCAGATGATATTGACAGCGATGTCATAACTGTACCTGACGATATATCAGAGGACGAACTGTCAGACATGGCATGTGAATGGGTAGCCAATAATGTCCCTGGTTTTTGGAAAGTGTTAGATGAATGTGAGGGGTAGGAAGAATGAGTGAGGTATTTGACCGATATACAGATTCTGCCGGGAATGAGCACTGGACGGATACGGAAACTGGGCATCATGTGAGCAGAAAAATTCAGATCGTTGGATCTGAGGATAGAAATTATATTACTCAAGAAATGACAGGGTGGATATGCCCAGTATGTGGAAGAGGACTTTCACCATTTACTGCTGTTTGTCCATGCAAAAATGGCAATGAATGGCAGATAACATGTGAATGGCAGGAGTGGAGGGAAGAATGAATCACGATTACGCACACTGTGCGGATTACACCGACAAATGCCCGGAGAGGTGCTTCCGTGGTGCACTTGTCAGAGACTTAAAGCACAGATTGTATCCGTTCCCAGTATCGTGGATGCACTTGGCGGGTACGGATGAGTGTATGAGAAAACAGAAAGGCGTGAAGGATGAGTAGATTGTCAAAATGGGCAAGAAACCGTTGCAATGGAGTTTATAACAAGGATGAAGATATTCCGTTACTTGACGCTATTGCAGACCGCACGATGATTCTGTGCATTGTTATTGTGATTTTGACCATTCCAATGTGGGCAATACCCTATGCAATTTATAGAGCCTATTTCGCAGAAAGGTAGGAAGGATGAGTAAACTCGATGACAGCATAGCAAGCGTTGCATACATCCTCGACAGCCTTATGGCATTGCGAAATATCTATGATGGTGGATGTTGCAATGATTGTAAAGGTGTTAACGGATGCCGTTACAAACCAAAGCCGGGACAGCTTGTAAGATATAATTGCCCATTTTATGAAAGGCGGGAATGATGAATGAATTGAAACCGTGTCCGTTTTGTGGGGGCAAAGCAATAGTTGCTGACGATAGTGAGCAATGGAAAGTTTTTTGTACAAACCCTGATTGTGATGCACAGTACGGTTGGTGTGCAAGCAGAGCATATGTAATAAAGGGATGGAACAGGAGAGTGGGTGAACAGGATGGTTAAATTGAAACCGTGTCCGTTTTGCGGCGGAACAGTAAGCGTCCAATTGATCGATCCACGCCTTTATCGTCCCAGTATGAATCATCCGTTTGCCGTTGTGTGTTATGCGTGTGATTTATTATTTGGATACGATGTGGATTATGGTGGACGATTTGACAGTGAAGCAGAAGCAATCGAAGCGTGGAACAGGAGGGTGAAGTGAGACCGATAGACGGAGACAATGTTAGAATCAGGCCAGAGTATATGTATGATATAGGCGGCGTGGTGATGGTTAGAGTCGAGGACATTTCGCGTATATTAGAGGAGCAGCCTACCATAGAGCCAAAACGAAACGAAGAATATAACCTCATGGTACAGGAACTACTTGACTATGAGGAACTGACAAAACACTTCTATATGACGACGAAGGAGCGAGGAGAGTTTCAGGCGTACGTAAAAGAGAGGCTTGGTATATGAGACCGATAGACGGAGATAGGCTTCTTTCTGAGAGAATGAAAAGCAAATACTACCATCTGCCGAATGGCGATGTGGCAATTCCGATAATTGATATTGAAAATGCTCCCACCATCGAGGCAAAAACGTATGATGATGCAATCAAAACCATTGCTGACGCATCTTTTACTGGTGGTAATGGCCTTGACTACGTTGAGACTCTTGTTGCATTAAATGCAATAAGAGGGATGAAGCGAGAGACGGGAGAATGGATCCCATATACATACGTTGCTCCAGATGACTGGTATCAAGATAAAGAGACAAGGTATCGCTGTTCAAAGTGTAACGTAGAGGTAATAAACAAATCTAATTTCTGTCCGCATTGCGGTGCAAAGATGACGAGGGAGACAAAGACATGATTAAAATAGTTTTTCGCAATGGCGACATGGTTCACTACAGGCCGATAGAATACACGGATTACCGCTATGATGGCAAATACTTCATCGTGATTCGCGGTGACCAGTGGATCGCCTTTTATAATCTGGACTGTGTGGAGAGCATCGAGGTCGGTCATGACTGAATCGAAGCGTGAGCGATATATCAGACTGCTGTCCGGCATCCTGAAAGAGAAGGATATTACTGAGGTGTCGCTGACCAGAGACGCCGCCAGGGAGATTGTGGAGTTGCTAAAAGAGTACACATGGACGCCGGTCGAAGAAAAGAACCCTGAGATCGACATGAGTTACCCACACAGCGACCAGTATCTGGTGACATATGAGGGCGGCTGGATCGATATAGCGACATACAGAAATGTGAATCTGTTTTGGACGGATCGTATAAGAGATCCTTACTGGTGGGGTGCGCAGTATTGCAAGGTTAGGGCATGGATGAAGTTGCCGAAGGAGTATGAAGAATGAGTGTGGTCATTAGAGGTTTGAGGAGGTTGACGACGATGTACGATGATTTCTATGAACCGTCAGAGTTTGACATTATGGTCGAGGAGTTTAAGGATGAGCTGCGCAAGTCCGTAAAGAAAGAGTATCAGGACAAAATCGCGGATCTTGAAAAGCGTCTCGCCGAACTTACCGATATCAAGCAGAACTGGAACAAAAAGACTGCCGAACTTAGTGCCGAGAAACACAAGGCCCAGATAGCTGTCGCACAAGCGGAAAGCAACGCCAGAAAGGCTACTCTTAAAGAACTGCTTGAACCGTTAAAAAAACAGATGTGGGGTATCAGGCAGGAGTGGTCATATATCCGTGAGAAGTGTGACAAGTGTGATAAGGATGGCTACATCCACTACAAATCACCTGCTGGGCGCGACATGAAAGAGGAATGCTCTTGCCGGAAGCAGAAGTCGGTATATCATCCTGTCGAAGCCGAAGTTTATGAGATTGACGGCAGAGAGAAAAGACCGGGGGCGCGGTATGTATTCCAGTTTGAGCACACCAACTTAGTGTGGGAGTGAGAAGACCGTTTTAAACGGGTTGATGAGATCTATGACGGCAGGCCGTTCGAAGAGATCGAATCTTATTACTGGATGATCTTTGATGATAAGGACAAGGCGCAGGAGTATTGCGATTATCTTAACAGCCATAAAAAGGAGAGAGCATGAAATACATAATCGAGATTGAGGATGAGCCGTTCGGGCGCAATGATGATCCTGTGATTTCACATGGTATGGATGAGTTATACCGTGCTAAAGGTTTTAGATCACTGGTATTTGACAGTGTCGGCTTGAAGAAATTGAAGCCATATGTGGATCCACAAGTTATTATTGATGTCCCGGCCGTTGAACATCAAAGCTATGAGAATGGTCTTGCCGATGGATGGAAAGGCGCTGCTTATATAGCAAATAAACATGGTCTTCGTTATAGTTTTTTTGACAAGTTCGACATACATACAGTTGTGGAAGAAATGAGGAAGAATCTGGAACCTCAGATTGGCGATGAGGTGAGAGCACTTGATGATGACAACGAGGTATATGTCGTCACACAGATTGGAATGGAAATAGATCACACCCACACCTATTATCGTGGAATTGACAGCGATGGTAAATGGCACTCTCGCGCAAGGCATAAGATCGCCAAGACCGGCAGACATTTTGATGCCATTGATAAGTTGTTTGAGGAGATTAAATGAGTAGCCAAGCGAAGCTATACCACGCGACATCAGATAAAAAGGCCAAAATGTACCGCCAGACGGGCTGCATCAAGAGTCCAGTCCGCGGGTTTACCACTATCTAGGCGGCGATGGCGTGGGCAATGAAGACCAACAGGACGGTAATCTATGAGATTACTGGCAAGGCGGAGAACTGCTATAAGTTGCCCGATCACCATAACATCTTCGGCGAGGCTTGGTGGTTTGATCAGGATATTACAGTTGACAATATTAAGTGCGTATTGTCAGCAAGAAAGGATGCATGATGTTTATAGAGTTGCAGGAATTATACTACCGCAATGGCGCATATCTAACTAAGCCGTTATTACTTAATGCTTCAGAGATTTCATCAGTTGTCGAAGATGACGGTCATGCATATGTTGAGAGCAGAACTGTGGTGATGAATAACAAGCACAGCTACAGAGTAGAGGACAGATATTCCGATATCGTGAGGATGATCAATGGCGATTGAGAGATATGAGGTCAGGATATATGAAGAGGATATGAAGTGCGACATCTGCGGACGGGGCTACTATAGGCCTACCGGAGTTGCGTATCCTGCTTATCCTCTTATATATCCGCATAAGTGCACGTTTTGCGGAGCAACGATGGACGTTACAGGATATACGTTTCCGAAGATGGTGACAGAAAGGATTGAAAAATGACCAACGAGGAAGCAATTGAAATTTTGGAAGAGGTTAAGACGATTGATGACTCCATGTATCAGTATAATCCTAAGTATATGGACGCTCTTGACATGGCGCTGACGGCTTTAGATGCCGAAGAAGCACATAAAGAAAATGCATTGGATCAACATGAGATCTGGAAGATCAGCAGTGTGTTCCAGAATTACTACTGCATTGGTCTGTCCGAGATCGCCGAAGAGGACGAGGTGTGCTGTAGTTTATTTGAAAAGTTGGGGTTGATATGACGACAAAAGAAGCAATTGATTATATCATACGGCATTGCAATCCAGATTATCCAAACGGGAAAACAGAATGGGAGACTGCTGTAAACATGGCTATTGATGCTCTGAAAAAACAGATACCGATGAAGCCTATTATGTGCGATGACGAGGATCTCACTTGCTCAACATGTGGTGCTGATGTTGACTGGAAGTATTATTGCGAAAAATGCGGTCAGAAGATTGACTGGTCGGAGGAAGAGGATGATTGGTAAGCTTTTATGTTTTATAGGTTGTCACAAATACGAGAGTCAGCCTTTCGAATTTGTAAGAAACGAGAACAACAAGTCGCTCATCAGAGTTGTGAAAGTATGTAGCCGATGTGGCAAAAAGAGATGTGATCTGATGTGGACGCCGTTACTGTGAGGAGGATAAAGAATGAGAGATGACGAAATTGCCGTTATGGTTTGCAGTCCGGCAACGGCCAAGAAATTTGCAGCCGAGGAGCCTGAAGTGATTGACTCTTGTATAATCTGGAGCCAGATTCTTGATGATGTGGCGTTTGTTGTCGGCCGGGATGAGTTTATTAACTGGCTTGAGGAGCATGAGGAGTACAACATTGATGCAGAGGAGGGTGAAGAATGAAGCTTGTTGCGTTTGAGGTTCCGAGTGACTGGGATCTTGATGAGGTTCAGATAACGGTAGAAGGCGGGATGGGGACGGCGCGAAAACATACAGATCCTTTGAGCATAATCGATTACTCTTCGCCGTTACGCACTGATGTTATCGCACTTGGTGAGCAGTACTCGTCAGCCAACTACAAGATTATCACGGAGACTGAGGGTGACCATATGTTATTTAAGGTGGTGAGTCGTAAAGATGTTTAAGGTTTTTAACAAATTCACAGGCGAGAAAGAGAAGGGTTGCTGGGCGATCCGGCAAGGGCAGCTCATGAGATATTCAAAGAGTGTCGGCGCATTTATGCCGGTAAGTAATAAGGATTATATTGTCAGGAGAAAAGGATGAAAAAATTTGCTCAAGTTATCGGTGCTACATTGATCGTTAACGGTCTTGAAATTATCTTATGCACAATAATGTCATGTATTGCATGTAGGTGCTTTTACGTTGCGTGGAAGCCAAGCTATGGTATGGGTATTTGGGCAATTGTATTTGCCGCCAATTCAGTGTGGCGCTCAAATATCATGTTGGAGGCGTAGTTATGAAGGTGTCATGTGAGGCTTATGTTATTGCTACAAAAGAGCGGCCTATACAGTTTGAGGGTGACTGCGCCGGATCGATGGTTGACGATTTTGAGGATGCGTTTTTGTACAGATCAGTTGCCAATTGTCAGGCCGAACTCAACAAGTACGATGAGCCTGATGAGTATGAGATCCTGCCGGTCAGGATAGAATTGGAGTATTAATGGGAGAGTTGATAGTTAGCGGTGTTGCCATCATGGCAACTGCGTTTGCGGCGTTGATGATTGATGCATGGATATCAGGAGGCGTGAGATGATGATCTTTGCGGCTTTTATGGCAGGCGGTTTGTTGGGCTTCTTCGTGGCCGCGCTGTTCGGCGGCAGAGGAGATTTGGGATGATCGACCTGGAGTCTTATTATAAGAAGAGATACGCCGACGCTGAGAACAATCTGGCGAAGTTGGTGACGGATCTCATTCAGACGAACGACTTGCTCCAGTGCGAGAATGACAACCTCAGGAAGCAGATCTTAAAGTACGAGAACCTGAAGTACATAGTGGAGGATGGCGGCGATGACTGATATCATTGTGGCACTCGTCTGGACGGCGGTTGTGTTTTTTATGGGATATATCTGCGGATATAGGACAGGAGATTGAGATGACAAGACAGGCACTTGAGAGAGCAAAGGAGATATCGGTTCTGCTTGATCAGGCCAAGGCTGAACTCGATACTGTAAATACGTGGTTTGAAAAAATTAATCAGCCTACATGGTATGGTCTTAGGATACCCCAAGGCGAACTTTGCAGTACAAGGATCCGTCCTAATGAGGCCGAGATGAGGGCGATGCTGACTATGATGAAGGATAGACTGGAGACCAAGATTGACAATCTGAATAAGGAGTTTGAGGAGTTATGACTGAGGATCAGCTTGAAAGTTTAAAGATGGCCGTTAACAACTCAGTGAGTTTAATTGCACGCGCCGAAAGAAACCGCGAATTCCGCGAGGACAAAATGCGTGAATATGAAAAGATGATTAGAATCTGGAACGGATATACAGGCGGCTCATTCCGTGACGGCAAGGTTATTCTTTCTGGCATGAACGAATCAGAGCCTATATACATTAAGGATGCAGAGATAGGAGATCTCTTGCGGAAAGTCATCGACAGACTTCGCGAGAAGATTGATAAGATTGATAAGGAGTTTGCGGAGTTATGAGAGATCCAAACAGGCTTGACAAATTTTACGATGAGGTAAAGGAGATCCACAAGAAGTATTTTGGAGATTGGCGCTGGGGCCAATTTTGTGCCAATTTCTTCGGTTGGTTAATGGCTGAGAAGGGTCGCGATCTGTTCTTTCCAGAGGAAGAAGAGATGCTTGAACATTTAAGAGAGTATGCAGGCATAAGAGAGGAGCTGCCTGAGTACAGATGAGTAAATACTACGTTTCTCGGTTATATATATCGGTAGGTGATTGTGATGATACAGCGAGACCTTGAAGTCCGTAAACTTATTTACTTCCAGGCGCTGATCGACATCGTGCAGCTCTGGGGCCAGACAGAAATCGGCGACTGTGAGGTTGATGTTGAAGCAGTCGCTGACTATATCAACAGTGACAGGTTTAACCTGATGGACATGTGGGGAATTGGCGCGGATAGAGATGTTATATATCAACACATCACGGATGATATACTGGCAGGCTTCCCAATCTGGCAGTTACTCAAGGTCAGCGACTGGACAAAGGCCATGCTTGAGAGGTCTTTCAGGGACACTGTGGCGCGTCAGGAGGCCGAGTTAAAGGCGAAGTATAAGTGTTATACCTGTAAGTATTATAAGGCCACCAAGACGGCGCTGGGACTGTTGGAGAAGTGTGTGAGACCAAAGACTAACACGAGGGGCAGAGAGCCGTCTGAATGGCGAGGACGCAGAGAAGACTTCAATCCGAAGAAGGAGTGTAAATATTATGAGGAGAAATAGATATGAGTAATTGGACGCACGTTGCGGCAGTAGTAAGAATTGACTCGATGAGATTCCTGGGAGAAGAGGCTGATTTTGAGAAGGTCTTTGGTAAGGCTCTTAACTGGACGGAAGGTTCAGACGTATGGCGTGATGCAGATAATCACCCAGACGAATTTCTTCCTCTGGGCAGCGAAGGTTCACTTAAGATGTCTGTATGGATAAATCCTAATGAAAGTCACATGGCCGCATATACTGTCTCGATTTTTGGCGACCTGCGAGACCATGACGATCCTGACGAGATTATCACG